AGTATGGCGTTCTTCATTTCTTGATTTTTACAAAATGTTTGAAACTCCTCTTGTACATAATCTAGATCATCTTGAGAAGCTTCATAAGAGTTTCTTAACTCTTCTTTTAACGCAACTTGAAGTACCTCATTTTCTACTTTTTGAAGTTCTACTTTAAGAACGTCCATAGTAATATTAGTATGGTACTTATCGAAATAATTTACAATTTGATTAATAATCCACTTATGTGAATCTGCATCAAAATAATGGTCGTGTAAAACGTCTCTAACGTTTAACAAAAACTTTTTATCGGTAAGTAACGATCCTAAGACCTTTAATTGGAACCCCTTCCCGTATTGCTGTAAGCTCTTTAATGTCATTTAAAACCTTTGTTATAATATAATTACTTTTTATCTAATAACCAACTAGATGATTGTATTTTATCTCCTAATCCATCAACTAATTCTATTCCTAATTTTTTACATATTTTAGCCTCAGGTATAGTCTTATTATTTTGGTCTCCACCGTTAGCGAAGCAAAGCTTATGCTGGTCACTATTTAATTTATGAATATATTCAAGTGATTTCTTTTGTGTTGTATCCTTATCAATAGAAACCATTGTATAATCTACAAATTTTATACTATCAACGATAGTAGCTCTTTCTTCTTGGTCCATAAATTCTTTCGAACCTTTTAATTCTCTTTGAAGATCTGAGTTAACTATAACAACAAGAATATCTCCGTATTCTTTTGCTTTTTGAAAGAGCTCTAAATGCCCTTTATGAAGTGGATTAAAATACCCACTAACTATTACTGCTTTTTGCATAACTATCTGAAATTAATTTTTTAAACTTTGTTGTTGACCAACCATGATCTCTGCTGAGATAATGAATTGGTATTTTTAAATCATCACCAGTAAACGGCTTATTAACATAATCATCACCTAAAAATCTTTTATCAAATTCTCCTGATTTTAACAAATCGAATAACTGAGCCTCATACGTATATGAAATTACGTCATCTATGTATTTTATAGAAAATAACATTTCTTTTCTTTCATCTACCGATAGTATAGGTTTAAGTTTATGGGGTCTTTCTATAGAAGGATCAGAATGTAGTAATACAATCAGTACTGTACAGTTCTTCTTCATCTCCTTAAACATCTCAATATAACCTGGATGTAAGACGTCGAAATTACCTGCTATAACTCCTTTTATCATTTTACTGTTGTTAACCCTCTAAAATTTTCTAACCAACTTTCAGTATTCTTAGTAATGCCTTCAATTTTATCTTGATCTAAGTGATGCAAAAATGCTCCTGTTTGAAGTGCCGGTATAGGCTGTTTTAAATTATCCTCTACAATTTCTATTTCATTCTCACTTAATGCTGTATTATGTAGATCCATCAATTGGTAATTAGTCAATACCTTTTCCCAATTATGTATAATTTTAGCAAACACTTTTTTAGGTTTATCTCCATCAAGTTGAGTTTCACAATGATCCCAAACGTCTTGTAATGACGCATTAGTGTCATAAGTAAAGCTTTTCCATTCTGAAAGTATAGTTTTAATACCTAATCCTTTAACTCCTGGTAAATTATCAGAATTATCTCCTAATAATGCTTTAACTATATTATAATTTTGAGGTAAAACTCCTATCTCTTCTTTGATATTATTTATATCAAAAGTTTTCTTTTTCACAGGAGCATAAATCTCAATATTATTATCAATTAACTGAAAGAAGTCTTTGTCAGATGAAACTATAGTAACTTTTTTATCAGCTTTAGAAGCACGTTTTGCAATATAAGCTATAATATCATCAGCTTCTAGTTTTTCCATTCCAATTTGATGTACTGGTAAGCATTCTAGATAGTCTCTAGTTCTAAGTAATTGTCCGATTAGTGCTTCTTGTTCTTCTTCTCTTGTATCATATAACCCCCAATGTGTTATCCGAGCAGTAGCTCGTTGTGCTTTATAGTTAGGATTAATATTTTGTCTATTACCAGAACCTCCTTTACCGTCCCAGATAATAAGTACTCTTGTAGGATCAAATATTCTAGTTACATAACCAAGAGAGCGAAGGAACCCTACCAGGCCTCCGATATGTGTGCCTGATGGGTTCATCGCTTTGAGCAATGAGAAACTACGAATTAACATATTCATAGCATCAACGATCAGGATATGATCGTTCAAAGCTCGGGGTGGGGTCTCTCTTAAATTATTTAATATATTATTATATTTCATTTCTACTATTCAATTTTTCTTCTCTATGAAGTTCAAATATTGTATCAAGTGAGTTTTTCTTTCCGCAATACTTAGCACAGGCTACTTGCTTACCTTCCAATACTGTACTTTTCCACTTATCATTATAAATCTTATTTATGAGCCCACCGGTCAAAATTTTATCAATTGAAGATGTCCTTAAATTAAAATTTTCTCTACCGTATTTTTCATGTGCCTCAAACATTTGTCTAAACTGATAATTGACATACCCACCTTTATCGTAAGCTGATCTAACTGCGCTGAATCCTAATCCAACAAAACAGCAAGGGTGAACAGTACCGTCTACATCGACATAAAGATCATTATGACCACATCTAGGTACTATGTTAGTCTCATTTGCTTCTGTATAATCCTTCCAATCGCCATCTAGTGTACAACCGAAATCTGAATTAATCTTATCTAACCAAAGTTGCTCTTGTTTTAATTTTACTTTAGGATTATCAGGTAAATATGAAGGTTTAAATTTATCTAAATCAGTAGGTTCTAACCAGTATTTAACTTTCCCTTCAGTATCTAATACACTAATAGGTGTTATGTTTTCTCCATCATCTAAATTTACTGGTGCTTTAAATTCTATCGCAGCAAATCCAAGTTCTTTTGAAAGTTTTTCAGCTTCTTCTAACTGATGTTCGTTATGTTTAAAGACTAAATAATCCCAGATTACAAAAATATTTTTATATTTAGTAACTTCTTTGACATTAGAAATTAGTTTATCCCATTTAACATTTCTTCTATAGATATGATTGGTATCTTCTAATCCGTCGATACTAAATGTGAATGTAACATTACTAGCCTTCATGTTATTTAATTCGTACCCTACTTCATCCCAAAATTTAGGTGATTTCATACCACCGTTAGTGTGCATTTGGAATTTTCTTAACCTAAATTGACTAAGGTAATTAAGTATTTTCGGTAAGTCCGGATTAGTCCCCGGGTCACCATGATTACCGCAAAAGTTTAAGTATCTAACTTTTACCATTACCTCTTTAGGAAACCATTTAATAAAATCCTCGTAAGAAATATATCCTAAAAACTGTCCAGGAGCAATTTTAGGAGAAGTGCTGTTAAAACGTGGACAGCATGGACATGCCGCATTACAGAGACTTGAAATCTCTAAATGCATATAATTTATGTAATCGTTTTCTAACATTAAATTGTTAAATTCCAATAACCTATTTCTCTATATCCATCACTAAAGTTCCAACCTTCATGATATGTCCATGGTGTGTTTATATGGAGCACTCCTGTACCTGCTTTTGTAGGTGCCTGGTAGGTATGTTCACCAAATTCAGGGCGGAGTTCCTTCGTCAAAGAATAATCTTTATAGTATTTCGTACCTGAGTTTTTAGGGTTATCTTTTAGGTTAAAGATTAGTGTTGCTATGATTCCAAAATTATCAATATGTATAGACTGTCTATACCTTGGTGCATCCCTCCATACATCAAACAGCTCTCCTGTGAATTCTTCTATTTGACCAATATGCTGATCTATTTTCTGTCTTAGTATCCATTCAGGCCAAACATTAGTAATATCGTAATCTATTACTGCTCTGGTACGGAGTAGTTCTCTAACCCCTGCTAAAAGGTTTTTCCCAGTTTGATAAAATTCATCAGTGAGTTTAGAATGACATTCTTTACCTCTATAGGCTAAGATATTTTCACCGTCAGCTGATGCGCTATAAAATTCTGATGCTGGTGTCCATCCTTCTTCAGGTAATTTATCAAATAAAGGTATACCGGTTATTTCCCAAAGAGGAATGTTAGTTGGTTCTCTTTCAAATACAGGTGTAAATTTCATTAGTCTAATAAGTTAGGTGAAATAGTATCTTCTTCTAGATCACCTTCCTCAATTAAATCAAAGTCTAAACTTCCTACTAATTTTAACCAGTGATCCTTATGTTCGTCTTTATATTTATCAATTGCTCTCTTTTCATCTGGTAAGAATCCATGAGATGTCATAACAATTCTGCCTCTAGACTGAACACCACCGATATGGTTTTTTTCTATCTGTACGTTTGTTCTTTTAGCAAACTCTACCTGTAAACCGTCTTTGATTGCTTTAATCTTAGAAGTACCTGGGTTAGTAATATTACCAAAAGTGATAACTAAGGTAGCATCGTACCACATAGACATCCCACCTTTATTTTGTAATTTAGGTTGACCCATTGGTGATTCAGGTTTCATTGTCCACACCTTATTAATAGCAACAAGCGTATTAGTATAAGGAGAGTTTTCTTTTCTAGATAACAAAATCTTTTGATTTAAGTTATTACCAAACTGAGTTGACATTGCTCCTGCGTTCCATTCGTTATTATTTTTATTAGAACGAACTGAAAGATCGCAAGGTACAGAACCGATACTATCCCAGAAGAAACACATATCAAAAGGTAAATTACCTTTAGCTTGTTCATCTAAAAGATCAGCAATATAAACTGCTACATCTTCAATAGTATTTAAAGTACCTCTATCAGCATATAAAAAATGACCTTCGTAATCAAGTACGTTACCATCTCCGTCGGTAACTTCTTCGAACTGTAAGCCCATTTCCTTAGCGTGTTCCCAGGACCACTTCATCTCAGTAATAATAAATACTGGTAGTACTCCTAATTTTTGTGCATTAACTGCAGCTTCTAGTAATGCAGTAGTTTTCCCTGTATCACTATGACCTCTAAGTAGAGTAATATGCCGGTAGGTATACCAGGAAGGGATGTAATATCTTGAAAAGCTTTTGATAATGGAATCCAGCCTTGTTCTTTAAACTTAACTGATGCATTTGAATAACCTTTCTTTTGTTTAAAATTGGATAAGTTAAACGACTTTCTTACTGATGCAGTCGCTTTTTCTTGAGTTTCTTTCTTTTTTGCCATATAACTATATTATAGTATAATATAATAAATTTTTATCGAAATACATACTAAATAAAGAAAAAAAAAGGCCGCTAATGCGGCCTAATTTTCTATTCATTAAACAGGTCGTCGAATTTGCTAATAGTATCCTGTTTACCGGCAGTAGCATTCTCTAATGTAAAATCGCTACTTGATGACTCGTTGTCATTGCCGCCTGGTAGAGCTGCTGGAGCAGACTCCTCGTTAGAACCAGGGTTTAGATAATTTTGAAGTTGCTTCTTAATAAAATCGTAATCATACTCTGTATGAACTTCTACTGGGTTAGGTTGAGTTTTTAACCATGTATCTACTTGATCGTTATTATCTGATAAAGGAGTTTGTTTAGGTTTAATTCTAACCGTAGTAGTAGGGTAAGGATTACCTTGTTGTTGTTCAACAACTAAATCCCAACCGTTAATCACATCAGTGTAATCACCTACGTCTTCATCTTCTGCTAATGCAAGAAGAGCCTTATAAATCGTAATACCAAAGCCCCATAGTCTAACACCTTTATCTTCTTCTCCTCTAACAATAACAGGAGCAAAGATTCTAGTCTTAGGGTTTAGTTTACCTGATAAAGACCAATTGTCTTTGTCATTCGTCTTTCTAAGTTCTTTTACGAACTCTTCAATAGGGTCTTGCTTACCGAAATTAGATAGAGCAACCATCGGATATTTACCGATACCGTAGTGAAATTTTAATTCCTTAAATGGAAATGTCGGATCGTACGCAGAAGGTACGATTCTAATCGTCTGCTTTCCTAATTCAGGTTTCCAGAAGATAGTTGAATAGTCAGTCTTTTCTCTTTCCTGACCGTTGTTGTTTAGCGCACTAAGCTTCGCTTTAATAGCATTTAAATCCATATAACTAATTTTTATTTAACGTTAATACTATAATATAAGAAGAATAATTTAATTATCCAACTCAATTATCTTATAAAGTTTAGTATTAATCCTTTTTAAATCAGGTCCTTTAGTCAGAAGTATGCAGTTCCTGAAGTCACTCCAATTTATACGGTAAGAAGTATCAAGCACACCACCATTTAATTCTTTAATTAAAGTATTTAATGCATTGATTGTATAAAGAGTGTTAGATTCTTTTTTTCTATGAACAAGAATGGTATTATCCAAAAATGTGCTTACGTTTCCAAAGTCCACATTGTAAGTACAGATGTACTCATCTTGGGATTTGGAATATAGCACAAAAATTTTATTGTAGATTATTTTGTACTTCTCTTGTATTGTACTTAGTACTTCGTCCAAATTTTCTTCTACAGAGAAAGTACAGAAAAGTTTATTACTCATATCTTCAGTTAAATGGATAGGATCGATATCGTAATCGAACCCTATATCTATAACGTTTATATCTTTCATATAAATATCATTTTGTTCTATAAACAGAGATCTTTAGAATATTTAAATTTTATTGGGTATTTTCCACCTGATTCTAATATCTCCTGTAGTTCTTCTAAGGTTTTCTTGCCGTCTTCTTTATGAAAATCAAAAAGTAATGCATCATATGTATACAAAACTAACTTAGTTTTCTTATCTTTGAGATACCTTAGTACATCTTTTAATATAAGAATATTTCTTGAGGTCTCAAGCGATTGCATAATATAATTCATTAATTTCTGAGGATTCATATCTTTTAACGCTTTAGTGAACGGCTTATCACTAATTGGCGCCAAGACTCTTCCGTTAGTTTCGTATTCGGACCAAAGGCTTTTGATAAATCCATCGATTTTTTCAAACACGCTGAGAAAAGCGTATTCCTCTGGTATCTTTCCGTAAATTGCATGAAAGTTAATCTGTTTGGCTTTGTTGTACTCATCTTCTGTAATTTCTTCTTTGTTAAAATATTGTTTTGCTAGCTGCTTATGAGCTGATTCGCTTGTAAGGTCGTACCCAATCTGCTCACAAAGTAGCCGAAGGTGATAACCATCAAAATCCAGCTCAACAAAGTAATCCCCGGTCGGTCTAAATGACTTCCTGTGTTGATTGCTTTTAGGTATAGCAGCGAAATTAACGCTATTATAAGCATTAGTGGGTCTAG